TCTGAGGCTATTCAGCTTTATAGTTACGACTACTACGACCACCCAGCCTCCGCAGGTACAGGCCAGTATTTGAACGATGTACGAGTAGAACGGATAGAGTTGCCAGTAGATATCGATGCTGACTTTGTCATCCCCATCAAAGGTGACTCCATGGAACCTGAATACCACGACGGCGACCTTGTATTCATTCAGACTAGTGTAGACTTAAATAACGGAGTTATTGGAGTATTCAACTATAACGGAGATGCTTATATCAAGCAACTAGTGATTGATAAAGACCAGGCATACCTACATAGCCTGAACCCAGCATACAAAGATATGCCAATCACACCAGACACCGACTTTCGAATTATTGGTGAAGTCGTGGACATTTATCGGGAGGGATAACATGAGTAGCGAAAGCAGACCAATGGAAGTGATTAAACACAACCTAGATTGTCAATGTCATAGACGAAGAGAGTGGATTAGAGTCAATGATAAGTGGCATGCTATCGAGTTTTCGGTAGACGATCCAAACGAACCTCCTATGACCGAAGCAGAAAAAGCCAACGTAGCCTTAATTATTCAACAACACTTATCGAAAGAATAAAACCAACTGTTTTCCATTTTGGAAATAGTTCAAACAAAAAAAGCCCCACGCTCAAAAGTTTGGCGACCGAGAGCGTGAGGTAGGATGTATAGAAAGACAGGCATTAAAAAGCCCTCTTTTCTATGTCTATTTTACCAAGAAATGAGGTGAAAAGCAAATGTGGATAGAAGAATTACCCAATGGTAAATATAAATTTTTTGAGAGATATAAAGATCCGTATACCGAGAAATTAAAAAAGGTATCTGTCACGCTGGAAAAGAAAACTCCACAGGCAAGAAATCAAGCAGCCGTCTTGCTCCAGGAAAAAATAAATAAAAAAATCAGCACAAAACAAGTAGAAAGCATTACATTTGAAGAGATTTATAAATTATTCTATAAATCCTGGTCACAAACAGTCAAAGAGTCAACAAAACACAATTGCAAGTCAATTGATAAGAAGATGAAGGAAGTCATACCATCTGACACTTTATTGGCCAATTTAGACAGACGTTTTCTCCAGGAAGCTATCGAAAAAGTGATTGAAACCAATGGACATATTGCTGCTAAAAAAGTACGTCATAGGCTCAGAGGCATATTCAAGTACGCTGTGCAATACTCTTACATTGAAAACAACGAGGTCGATTATACCACGATTCCTCAAAAGCCAAAGACTTTAGAAGAACTGGAAAAAAAACGTAACAACTTCCTTACCATGGAAGAAATAAAGTCATTAGTGGATGTCCTCAATAAACGAGAATATCATCAGAAGTACGCTGATATGGTGATTGTTCTTGCCTTGACTGGTATGAGATATGGAGAGTTAACTGCCTTGCAGTTGAAAAATATAGATTTTCAAAACAACAAAATTGAAATCACAGGTAATTTTGACTCAGTAAACAAAATCAAAACACTTCCAAAGACTACGAATTCGATTCGGACAATCAAAGCTTCTAAAACTGTTATGGAAGCAATTCAAAGACAAATAGCACGTCTTAGTGAACGTTTCCAGTCGTTGTCAAGTGATGATTATATTTTCTGTTTTGAAAGATGGAACCAACCTACAACCATAGCTTGCTTTATACAGATATTAAAAAAATATGGAAAGGAAGCTGGAATAGACAAAAATTTAACCAGCCATATTTTTAGACACTCCCATATTTCGTTTCTAGCAGAGTCTGGACTTCCTATAAAATCAATTATGGACAGAGTTGGTCACTCAAATGCCAAAATGACTTTAGAAATCTATTCCCACACAACTCAAGACATGGAGGATAAACTGGTCAATAAATTAGATAGTATTTTTTAATTTTGCCCCTCGACTGCCCCTTTTATTATCAAAAGCAACAATAAACCCCTTGAAAACATTGATAAATCAAGGGGTTGTTTTATATTGTTATAATTCATCTGCTTTTAAAAATACCATTACATATATTTACATCAAATTCCTATATCTTATAAAATCGCTACATTTTCAGCTTTAAAATAATTGTTTTTACATCATTTTACAGAGGTTTACGATATTTTTGCCCCTTTTTTGCCCCTTTTAAAACAAAAAACACTAGTTGGGGCTAGTGTTTTTTTGAAAGTGGTAGGTATTCGATTATCTACCTATATTATACCATATTTTATGTCAGAGAAAACAAAAAAAGACCGCTCAGATTTTGAGCGGTCTTAGTGTAATTAAATTTTTGTTCTTTCTATTTATTTTGTAGTAATCAAGCCATCAGGCTCTACTGTGAACTCAGGCTTATCAGCAAGACGACCATCAGGGAGTAGTAAGTACCAGCCGTCATTGTATTTAATGAAACAGTCAGATTTCATGTCGCCATTGACTGCATCAAGGTAGTACCACTTGTCATAATATTTAACCCAGCCAGTAACCATAGCGCCATCTTCTTTGAAATAATACCATTTATCAGCAATCTTCTTCCATCCAGTAGCCATTTCGCCCGACTTATCAAAGTAGTACCATGTTCCGTCTGGTCGTTTCTTCCATTTGTCAGAAAGCATATAACCCGAACCGTCAAAGTAGTACCATGTGCCATCAATTTTCTCAAATTGGTCTTTAGGATATGAGCCATCTTCTCGAACGTACCAGTAGCCATTATCGTTGTTTTGCCAGCCTTTTTTAATTTCAAGACCATTCTCGATATCGTGCTTGAATTGTTCACGACTAATACCCCAGCTTGCTAGATAAGGATAAGGGTCTACATGGTCGCTGAAATTGTTAGGTTGGTTATTCGTACAGTATTCATGCGATTTAATACCTTCTAAATCATCTGAATCAAGAGTTTTTGGGAGTCCTGCTTCATCTACTAAATCGCGTAACAATTCGATATATAGACGATAATCTTCCATAAATTCTTCTTTGGTCGAATGACTTTCGATTAGTTCAACTGCTGCGTAGGTTTCGTAGTTCCAGCCACCGCCTACATCATAACACCCATTATTTGTTGGCCCTACTTGCATTACACGGCCGTTACCAACAACGTGTGAGAAAAAGCCTGATTCTACTGGTCTGCGCATATGGTAGTCTGCTTCATTCTGAGCAGTTGAGTTTTTATTCCCTGTTGAATGAGCATGCACTTGACGATAAGGCGCATATCCGATTTGTGGAAGTCCTTCTCTATATCTGCTTGTATCAATATCCATTTTAAATTTCCTTTCATATTATGGTAAAACACCAGGCCAAGGCTCGCTTGTTAGGTAAGAAATAGAACTTACTCGGATATCTCCGATGTCCCTATCCGTAGGGACTGGGTCGGTAAACTGGAACCGCAACATATTGCTATCTCCAGCACCGCCTAAATACCAAGTTCCGTAGGAGACACCTTTATCGTTGTAAATGTTTCCTATTAAAGACCCTTCAGAGCGAAAACCAACAGGAACACCACCAAGTCCTAAAATGTAGCAGTTTCTTTCTCTGTCGCTACCTTGAGCCTCGTATCCTACGCCACCTCTACGAATGACACCGAACCAACCCCAACTCAATCCGCCGAATTGGTATGTTACGGTGTCATTTTTGCGTCGAACTTTTAGATATGAGTTTCCGAGTTTAGACTTAATATTCAGCGTCCGCCAGCCTGTGTCTCCAGTTAATACCTCCCAGCCCTGATTGTTTGTCCCGCTTCTTTTTATCCATTTAAGAGCGCCATTTGTAACCGCCGTATCAACATAGGTAGTACCTACGGGGGCGCTGACCTTTCCATTAGGCATACCTGTACCGTGGATCTCGTACTCATTTACTTGTCCAGCATTGCTACTTGTTGAAGTTGGTAAGTTAACACTACCGCCCCCGTCTGAAAGAATGAGCGTGTTACCTGTTAGTGTCAACTTTTGTGGCGTTTTCGGTATTGAAGCTAGTTCTTGTTTTGTTGCGTAGCTTTCCCCTTTTTGCTCGACAACTGAAAGTCTTTGCTTGACCTCAGTATCATTATAAGGTTGTGGAATTTCTGATTTTTTAGCATAACCCTCTAGACTTTGATGTTCAGTAAGATAACCCTTGCTATTTAATACCTCGTTTGTTACAAAGTTACTTGTATCAACGCTAGGTTTATTCTCTAAACGTTCAACACGTTTCTTTAATTCTAAATCATCATAAGGTGTTGGAATTTCAGATTTTAAAGCGTAGTCACTTAAAGATTGATGTGATGTAAGATAGTTCTTATCTCTTAATTCTTGCTTAGTTACTAGATCGCTTAATTCATCTTTGGTTGCTAAACGTGAAATATCTTGATGTTGAGTGAGATAGCCTTTATTTTCAAGTTCTTGTCTTGTTACTAGATTGCTAGTGTCTTTTTCCGGTTTGTTTTCTAAAGCCAATACACGCTGTTTTAAGGCGCTATCATCATAGATTGTGTTATTGTCCGCCTTTGTCTTCAACGCTTCAATATCGGCTGAAATATGGCTTATTTCACTACGAATATTGCTGTCATCATAAGTTCCGCCTTGCTCTTTGATTTTGGCAAAGAGTTCGTCCAATTCTTGCTTGGTTACTACATCCTTAACATTGACAATGCGCCCTGACTCACGTTCAATGAGTGGTGTTTTAACTGCCTTATCAATCTCGCTTACATGAACGCTGAATAAGAAGCTATACACATCTGCTGACTGCTCTACCTTCTCAAAGTAGATATAACCAATAACGGTCTCATCTGTTGTAATTAGTGATGTATCAAATTGAACCGTAAATGAATTCTCTTCAATAGCTGCATCTACTTCCTGGTACCGCTTAGTTCCCTTGAAATAGAATAAGCAGATAACCTTAGTAGCAGTCAAATTATCAAGCGTGAATTTGAATTCAGAAATGCTTTTATCTTTGCTATAAAATTCTTGATAAAGCCTGTCTACATCTCGATTGTTAGCTGAAATGGTTAATTTTTTCTCAATAACCTTCTTCAATTGCTACCTCCTTTCTTCAAAAAGAAAGAGAACCCCAAAAGGGCTCTCTGATTTATTTTTCAGACCAAGCATCATTCATCTGTTTGACCGCTGACTCAACGAATGTATCGAGATCACTGTCGGTCATGTGGATATTGTATTTGTTAAGCTCAGCACGAATTTTAATACGAGCTTGCTCTAGTTTCTCTTCGCCTTTATAACCAGTTTCAGCGGATACCTGCTCAACTGCATTTACAGCATTTTTAGCCAAGATTTCAACAATCTTGATTGTTTTCTCTCCGCCTTTTTGGATTAGGTATTCTTTGACAGCCTTAACTGCGATACCTACCAAGATAACTAGAATACTAATAGCTCCATTAAGTAAAATTTCATTGATTTGTTGCATCATATTTCTCCTTTACTTCGACTTCAATTTTATCTTTTTGGTCAATATTGACCAGCAACTGCCCTATCTTACGAGCATTGTCTTTCTTGATTTGATTGATATACGGTTTTAGAAATTCTGGAAAGGCTAGTCCTATCATTTCCCAATTTTCGATTACTGAGAATAAGTAATTGAATGAGAAAAACATAGTCCAAGCAATCCCGAAGCTACGAAAACCAAGAGAACGGGCATACATAGCTACAAGCAGAATTACAAGAAAGACAATGAAATGACGAATCAATCCCATTGTCCCAATCTTGCTATCAAAACGCTTGGTCTTGAATGCTTTGATATATCCTGTCACGATATCTAAAATCATCAACCAAAAAAAGAAATGAATATACGGGCTATATGAAAGATTTTTGAGGTGTTCTAATAATTCATGAAACGCTAAATCTTGCATAGACTACCTCTTATTGAACAGGTTGTGTTTCTAGCTCAGATTTAGGTGCTTGCCATTTCCAAACCGCAAGGATGCCATTTTGAGATGGTGAGCCTTCAAGTTGTTTGAGTGATTCGCCTTGATAAATGAATTGCTGGTTAGTTTGAATCAAGATGCGCTTGCCTTCCCCGTTCAATTCAACATGCTCTGGGTCTTCGATTGCAAACATTGAGCCAGGAGCGTAGCTTTCACCGTTTTTAACAAGTGGAAAGAGTTCAACGAGTTCCTTGTATGTAGTACCATAAGCAATTTTCTCACCCATGATAGAATCTTGAGCCATAACACGAACTACTTTATTGATTTTCTCAGTGATTTCAAGTAGTTGGTTCTGTTTGGTTTCGGTTTGAGTGAGCTTCTGTTCAGCTTGCTCGATTTTAGATTGAGCTTGGACGATTGCTGAACCTGGATCTAATTCAGCTTTAAGGATGTCAAGAACCGCTTGGATAAGCGTTTCTTCATTATCTTGTGTACGGTCACCGACCAATTCACGTTGGTTAGTGCTGTATCGGTTGCCATCTTGTAATCGAATTTCTACAACAGTTGTAATTTTGTCTCCAAAACCACGAATATAAGGTTTAGTTGCTAGGGTGTAGTTGTTAATTGCCATTTATCATTTGTCCTTTCACTTGTTCAAATTTAGTTTTAAGTTCTTCATCCGATTCGATGATTTTCTTGATTTGTTCGAGCTCCATGGCTGTAACCGTGTAAAGAGCTTCTAGCGTAGCTGATTGAGTAGCTTCGTTGCCAACTCGTTCGCTTAATGATTTAATCGTCAGACTGCTGATTTGCTTGTCTTGTTCGTTCATGTTGTTTTTTCCAACCTTTCAACTTTTTGATTTAATTCTTGAATAGCCTTAATTAAATAAGGTACGAGTTCAAATGTGCGATATGAATAAGCACCGTCTGGATTCTCATAGAATGCTTCTGGTGCGTATTTCTGGACATCTTGAGCCATGATACCGCAAGAGATATCTTCGATTTTACCGTCATATTCCTTACGATATGAGTAGGTTTTAAGGTCCTCGATAACATCAAGCGCTGAGATCTTGCTATCTTGAATGTTTGTTTTGTATCTGCGGTCTGAAATTTCTTTGTTAAGAGGTATCCAATCTGTTTGTTCTTCATTAAAACCATAAAAATATAGATAACCTTTAGATTTGTCAAGTTTTTTGAAGGCAGGAGAGTACATCCAGTAACCACCTGTTTTATCATCATCATTGACATAGAAGATATTTCCGCCTACGCGCAAATTACCATGTATAACAGGGGTTTTCCAGAAATGAGCAGTATTATTACAATGCATCTCACCAGAGTTAGTCACAAACCATGCGTTGTCGCCAGCTTTGTTCCAATCATTCCCCCAGTTTACCCAAAGACAAGATTGATTTGCTTTCCAACCGCCATCGGACATCCCGACTCGGAAACTATTAGAACCAGTTAACCAGAAGGTCGATGGGTCTTTATCGTGCGTACCGATTTGGAATCCACCGATTTTACCTTTATACCCTTCGAGCAAGGTTGCTGAGACTACTACTGACCTTAATTTGTTGATAAAGGCAGTTTTAGCAGCTAAAGTATCCGTGAATACATCACTAGCTACAAGCTTCTTCGCTAAAGCAGTGTCAAATATCAATTTGTCTGCTGCAATCGAATTTGAACGAATGATGTCAGTGTTCAGAGTTCCTATTCTAGCATCACCGACAAATAAACGCTTGAAATAACCGTCTATCGCTGTGATTTCGTCTAGTAGCGTTCTACCCTTGAGTCTGATTTTAGCAGCTTCAATCAGGATATTATTGCTATTCAGATTGATTTGTGAAGCGATTGCTCCAGCGTTTGTCAATGTTTGGATAGCGTACGAATCAGAAAGTTGTGACACCTTTGTTTGAGTTACAAGGTCTTGTGCCGATGTATCATCTTTAAAATCTTGCGGAGGTGTTTCACCACGAACTAATGACACCTTCCCAATCGCTACTGTCCCGTTCTTCATCAACCAAATTTCTAGAGGGAATTCTCTTCCTTTAGTCGATGATTTACTGACGGTCATCGTTCCTGTGATGATTTGCGTGCCAGTTTTTGTAAAAGTAACGCTATCAGATGCAAGCCCACCGTCAGAGGCCCATAGCTCAATTCCTAGAGGTGCATCTGGTAATACATCCACCCAGACCTCCATACGATAGCTAAGTTTCTCACCTTGACTAAAACTAGAGGTAGTAAGAGGTAATGCGAAACCGTGATAGACTACGTTGGTATTACCAGCATTTGTGATCCGTAGCAATTTAGTGCCAGCTTGAACCTCAATGACATTCGCTTCAGCTTGCTTTTTGCCCCACTTACTGAAATTTGTTGGGTCGAATACAAGGTTATAACTGCTTTCAGTGATTTTTTTGACTTCTGTCTGAAAAATTTGGCTAGACATAACAAGCCTTGAAGCGTTATCTGCCAAACCTTGCTCAGTCGTGCCTAAAATCCTCTCATATAGCTGACTTGTCTCTTTTACACGCTGAAAATCGCTCTGGTCAGCTTTACCACTTATTTGAGTAGAAATCGTAGTAAAACGACCATCCACGGTTTCTTTATATTCAGCTAACTTTTGTGTGACTTGTGTTCGTGTATCTTCAACGTTGCGATAAGCTTCGTCAAATTGACTAGGTTTAAAGCTACCAGTTTTTGGACCTCTCACAAGCATAGGCTCTTTAACTTCAACCCAGCCATTCTTAACTAGATAGAAATAAATTGGAAAGTTCCCTACTTGGTCAAAATCCAAATCCTCAGACATTTTAAACGTACCTTGAAATTCTTGCCAGTCACTAGAGACAGGTGTTTGAGCGTTTGCTATGATTTTCTGTAAAACAGTTTTGTTTTTACTGTGATTTTTAATAACTACGCAAAACTCATGGTCTAATTGTTGTCTAATTTTATATTTAAAGCCTAGCGTGTACACTTCGCCTTTTAAGATTTTTGGTACATAAATAGGTAACGTGAACCCGCCCCAATTATAACCACTCAATCCTTGAGCGTTGATAGTGAATATACCGTTTTGAGGTTCAATAATTAAACCATTTTTACGATTGACAATAGTGTTTTTATCAAGCGTTTCAGAATTGACAATCAAGTTATTATCAGATACTACTAAGTCATTAACTTCTGTTTGGAATCTTGGGTCGCTCATGACTAAACGTGAAGCATTTCTCGAGATATCACTCTCTGAACTACCAAAAGTTCGTTCATAGAGTTGAGCCGTTTCTTTGACACGTTGAAAGTCTGTTTGATTGGCCTTACCAGCCATTTGACTAACAATATTAGCAAATCTTCCTTCAGTATCTTGCTTGTATTCAGTAAGTTTATCTTCTTGCCTGTTAACTCTAGCAGCCATTGAAGCAAATGTGATTTGATTTTCACTAGCGATATGCTTTGCTTCATCTGCTAATTCAGCACTCGCACTAGCCTTCTTCAAGGCTTCCTCTGCTTTTGTTTTAGCTGCATCAAATCCTTCTGGACTGAAATCGTGAAATCGTCTGTCTATTTCGTCTGATAGAGCCTTCTTATTCTCTTCAGCCTTAGCCTTTGCAAGTTCTAATTGATCATTGAAGTCTTTCTTGATTTGGTCGACTTTGGTATCGAACCCTCTATCTGCTTCTTCAATTTGGTTTTGAAGTTGCTTTTCAAATTCGCTGAATTGTTCAATCTTCTTTGTGATTGTTCCAGCATACGAATACTGCGCATCGTTTCCAGCTTTACTGTCGGCACTAATGCGACCACGAAGTCCACCTTTGAAGCTGAAAGATTGGCTCAAAACTGGAGATTTGAATGTTTCTCCCTTATTTGTTTTGATAGTTACCCACTGACCAACATCAAGTAACAGATGCCCCTGATAATTCAGGTCAAACGGATAGTACCTGATATCCTTAATACTGTGATAAAGGTTATCTAAAATTGATTGAGTCATGAACGGATTTTCAATTTCAAGGGAACGACCTGTACGTAAACCGACTGTGAGCGTTTCTTTGTCTTTTTTACAAGTTATCCCTGCAATTTGATACTCAATCTCGCTTTTGGTCAATCCGTGCATGAAGTAGCTATCAGCAGTAATCGTGATACCTGAATCGGTCAATTCCTTAACTTCAAGCTTTCCTTCACGATTGAAAAAACAAGACATTCCGAGCATTTGAGTGGATAGGCTCAACACATCTCTAAATGTCTTGTTTTTGTCTTTTGGTTTTGTCTCGATTGCATAGTTCATGGAGGCGATGTCCATGTTCTCGTTTGCTAGTTCTACGCCAGTTTTTAAGCAAATTTCTTTAACAACTTGTCTGATCTCTGCTGGGAAAGTCAAATCCGTGACATACTCACGGTTTAATTTGAACATCCCGTCCATGAGATCTAGTGTAGTCGTATTGCGGTTGCGGTCGATTTCAATATCATTGATGAAATATTCACCCATTTTGACCCATTCATAGGTTCCATCGACCAAAAGACCGATTTCAGGGTAAATCTTATCTAGCTTATTGAATGTCGTGATAATACTTGTAAACGTAATCTTACCGCTACCAGCACACGTTCCCCCAGGTTTGTAAGTGTCACCTTTGATATAGCCATAATCAAAGTTAGCTTCTTTGATATCGCTCGATTGGTAGGTTCCGACTCTGATAGCAAGGGTACGGTTTTTAGCAAACATAGCTTCATTGAATTTCTGTCGTCTGAATATATCCATGCTCTACCTACCTCTCTATCAGATTGAACTTAGCACCAGACCATGGCTTGAACTGTTCAGTAAATGAATAGCTTGGAGCTGTTCTGTCTCCGACATAAAAAGTTTTAGTTGTTTGTCCTGACATCGGGTCAGGATAGGATACCGTGAAAAATTCAGGCGATACGGCATTTAAAAGCTGACTCATTTCACCTTGAGTCAGCATACCCCACTCACAATCTAATTTACGTTTAACCGTGATACGGTCACGCACCATGTCTCCATTTGCATTACGCCCTGTTTCTCCGTCGATATCCTGAATACCGACTTGAAAAGATTTGGGAGGCTTAACAGCCACCCCATTGATTATCAATTGTGCCATTTTACCTCCCTTTAAATGTTAAGCAAGACTTGTCCTGCACGTTCCTGTTCTCTATTGATTTCTTGGATAGCCACACGACCAAATTCGTGTCCGCCGATTTGAATCACGATGTCTCCGTCACCACTAAATCCTCCAGATTGTGGCAAGCCACCACCTAGAGCGTTAACGACTGCACCACCTACAATACGACCCATAGTTTGTAAGAAGCCTGTATTTTCTAGAGGCATAACAACCTCTTTGCCAGCCTCACCAATCATGGCTACAGTCGGACTATCAACGATACCACCGCGAGCCAAACGAGGTAGGTTCACATAACCAATACTACCCACCCAGCCTAGACCAGGTAAGTTTCTGACAACGCCTAAAACACCGTTGATCATGCCAATGAATCCATTGACAACATTCTCAATCGTACCTAGAACAGCGTTAACTGCGCTTCTAAACGCTCCACCTACTGCCTCACCGACCATTTGACCAGCATTGACGAAGATGCTCTCGACAGTCGACCATACTCCACTAAAGAAACTTCCAATACCACTGAATGCATTCACGACTGCATTGTAAGCTCTTGTGAACGTATCTCCGAACCATGCAGAAACATTTGATAGAGCATTTGTAACATCGCTCCATCTGTCACCAAACCAAGAGCCGAAATTAGCAAAGATACCAGTCAGTCCATTCCAAGCTCTCTGGAACATATCAGTAAACCATGGACTGACATTTGAAAGTGCGTTAGTAACATCTGACCAACGCTCACTGAACCAAGTGCCTAAGCCACTAAAGATGGCTACAATTCCATCCCAAGCCCCTTGAAATACAGTAGTGAACAACTCTACGATCGGAGAATTAGCTATCAAATCAATAATGATTTGGAATACTGCTTTAATTAAATCCCATAACGCTTTTAATGCAGTAAATGTAATACCATAGACAGCATCAGAGGCATTTTTTAGGAAAGAAATCAACGCATCAACAATCTCGCTTATACCTTCTTGTATCTTGCTGAAATCTCCCGTTACAAGACCTTCAATGATATCAACGATACCAGTTAAAAACTCAGCGATATCTCCTACAAGTTTAGTAATAAAATCATAAGTGTTAATGAATATTTGAGCTAAGAAGTTAAATACTGGTCCTAGAAGCTTGAAAAATGTCTTGACCAAGAATTCAATGACTGGATATAAGTGTCTGTTCAATGTTTGAGAAAGCTCGAAGAATTTAGTGCTCAGCTCGACAATTTTCTCGACAGTCTCGCCTACGTTACTATTGATTACTTCCGAGAATTTCTTCCCAAATTCATCGATGACTGGTTGAATATTTTCATCCCAACCTTTGATAATTAAATCAATAAGCTTAGATAAGTCTTCCCCCGCTGTTTTAATCAGAGGTCTTATATTGTTTTCATAGAATACGCTAATCTTATCTATAATCTTGTTGATAGCTTGTTCTGCGCTCTCAAATATTGGAGCTACAGACTGGAATAGATTCTGTAAAGAGTTAGATAAGCTTGGCGCATTATCTACAATGGCACGCTCAAGAGCTTGCATTAAGTCGCTACCAAGTTTCATTGAAATCTCTGTGACGATTGACCCAATCGCTAGAAACATAGAAACTAGAGAGCTTCCAATCCTTATTGCACCTGTTGAGGTTATCGCGTCATAGAACGCACCAGAGAGCGCCTGAGCGATGTTTCCAATAGCTTCGTATATTTCGCCGATACTATCGAATGAAGCCACTAGAGCCCTAATTATGTGCCATTTTTGACGCCCTAGACCATTAGCGATACTTTCAGCAAGAAAAACACCAATACCGACGCCAACGGTGGCAATTGAGCCTGCAATCTGTCCGAGTGCGTAAGCAACCTTCTTGGTCATCCTGTCATAGGCTTCTACAACCCTTGGGTCCGTGGCGATTTCTGCTAGTGTTTTGCCGATTTCTCCTAAAGCAATCTTAATACGCTCTAATCCATCAGACCTGAACGCAGCGTTAAACCCTTTGCCGAATAGGTCAAATAAACCTTTTAGTTTGTCTCCAAGACCATCAAAGATGCTCTTGAATTGGTTATCCATGTCGGTAAGAGCAACTTCTGGCAAGATATCTTTGAAAGGTCCGCCACCGCCTCCCTTTCCTTTCTTGCCTTTACCTCCACCGCCACCTTTACCTTTACCAGCGCCATCATCATCGTCAGGTTCGTCTTTTTTGCCTAAGAGGTTGATTTCATCAAATCCAGTTAAGCCAAGCAATTCTTTGACGGCTTTCTTGGCTGATTTGGCAGTGTCATCTAGATTATCAGCAATACCGCCTGAAGCATCATCTGCATCGTCCATGGCATCGGCTAGATCGCCTGCACCACCTGCTGCATCTTGCAAGGCTTCTCCTGCGCTACTTGCAGCAGAAGCTACACCGCTGTCTGTTACGGTCGCTTTTTTGTTGAACATCAAAGCGATAAACTCGGCTAATTTCCCAGTCACATCCTTTAATACCATAGCGAACGAGTTCAAGACTGGCATGATAGCATTAATGATTGGTAAGAACGCATTACCTACGTTTAAGGCAGCATCTTTCAGTAATGATTTAAACAAGCTAATGCGCCCGTTGACCGACTGAGACAAGGTCGTACCATATTTGGCAGTAGCTTGTTCCAAGATAGCCATTAAACGGATTTGTTGTTGTGTCTGGTAATCGAGCTGGTCCCAGCTTTGCCCATTTGCGAAACGCTTGAACGCTTCAGTAGATTGAATCATGGCCACATTGACGTTGATTCCTAAATCTTCAATTGCTTCGGTGTTCCCTAGCAAACCAGAGCGAATACGCTCCATTACGTCCGTGATACTACGACCTGATCCTTCTGCTACAACTGCGGATGTCTGAAGCATCTTAGCAGTATAAGCGCTAAGCTTGTTTGAATCTTTGATAAAGCCAGAAAATAAGTTTGAATATACCGCCCCGTATTTTGTCGCTTCACCAGTACTCATGTTCATAGCGTTTGCATTATCGTTAACCCATTTTAAGAATGTCTGTGAGCTCTCACCCATTTGGCGTTTGATTTGGTTGACTGCTGCCGTGACTTCAAGAGCCATCTGTGTCGAATACATACCGACATCAAGCATCTTTTTACCAAGATATGCCAATCCAGCGAATTTAGCTAATTTAGCAAAAGTACCCAACATGGAGCCAGACTGCGCTTTGATTTGGTTTGTAGACTGTTGTACCTTGCCAGATGCATTTTTGACTGTGTTCTCAACTTCTTTCATCTTGCTCTTGAAAGGTGCGATTTCAGCATCAATCATTACCTTAAGCTCGTCAAGAGTAACTCCCATCTATTCTCCTTTCATCTTCATTTTTCGATTATGACTCTCAGCGAATGCTCGCATACGTTCCTTATGCATCCTCATTTCTTGTTCTTGCCTTGCTTTTTCCACTTGGGCTCTTTCTTCCTTGAATAATTCAGGCGCATAGTCCCAAACATCAAGCAGTTTAGCTTCTTTAGAGAGCAATAAGGATACGTTGTTTGCTATCATCTGTGAAAGTCTGTAAGATTCAACAATTTTTTCTTTTTGTTTTTGAATAGTGACACGGTTGTGGCTTTCAATCATGTCCCTAATCTCAAGTATGGTTAAATCCCAAAAATCGAGAGGCCTCCCCCCGATATCTAAGAACATCGGGTATAGCCTCTCAACCATTTCTTTTACTGAATTTACAGTAGTCTCTTCTAATCGACTACTTCCATTTTGGCTTTGGATTTCTTGGGAGCTTTCTTCTTGCTTTTTTCCTCCCGTGGCATAAAACCCGATACTTGAAGCATCGGTAAGACAACATCTGCCATAAACGCTGCCTGGTCACCGCCATTATCCACGTAAGAATCATATAGATCAGATACATCTTCGAATGAAATTCCGTGTTCGTATTTTTGAAGCGCTCCGTGAGTTAAGAGCAACATTACCTTGAGTGGTGGCAATGCAAAAGACTCGCCCTCAGCAGGCATGAACACCTTAAGCAAGTTCACTCCGATTTTTTCTTCAACTTTAGTCGCTTGCAAGGATGTGAGGCGGAGCTTCAACTCCTTATCCTCACTGACTTGCCAAACTGCGTATGGTAGAGTAGTCATCTATTAGCCTCCAATTCCGTCTGTGAATTCAAGTTCAGATTGCAATGCGATCTTAAGAGTAAACTCAATGACAGAGTTCACACCACCGCCGCCAAGTTTGACAGATACTTGACCTTCAAATTGAACCTTAGTTTTATCTGGATAAGTTTGTTCAAAGAAGAGTTTCTCCTTATCTTCCGCTGCCTTACGCAAAACACGGTAAGAAGAAGTTGTACTTGAGTTATCATAAGCGAACTTGTACTCAAGCTCTCCTGCATCACCAATACCAAATTCGTATTTTTTAACCTTATCTGCAAGGGTTGTATTTTCAACCTTTTCAGGTTCAATACCGAATTCAGGCACTTCTTTAAGTCCTACAAGGTCGGTATAAGTTCCTTTAGCTTTTCCATAAGCGAGCTTAATTCCATTTGCTAACATCTATTAATTCTCCATTCTGTATTGATAAACCAATTGTGAATTTAGGTCGACGATACCTTCGAATCGCATCAACTTATGACGTAAGTGTGATGGATCCGGAACATCTTGACAGTCAGTTCTTCGTAATCCTAACGATGCAAAAATCTTGTCGATTTCAACTGCTAGACTACTTGTACTGTCTTTGTCGAATATATCAACTTTGTAGCGGATATTCGACTTGCGCTCTTTTTCGTCATACCATTCACCTGGTTTGTTTTGTTCTTCCAAAAAAATGACGACTGGGAAGTTCTCCCAATCGTCTGGATAAGTATCGGTCACATTATCTGCGACCTTCTGCAATTCTTTGTAAATTACGGGTTTAATATTGATCATTATATCTGCTCCTTCAGCTTTCTACTAACGTAGTTAGAGATGTTGTTTGATACACGTTCCTGGTTATCCTTCAAGGCAGGATACAAGTAAGGTTGTGCCGGCTGGCCATACATTTTGTAGAACTCGCCCATCTTTTGAAAATGGTAAGGTCCTACGTTGATTTGGTCTTCGTGCACGTACCACGGACTTGAGCGATAAGACACGCTCGCTTCAGGCGATATACCAGAGTGATCAGCTTGCCCTTTTGGACCTGTTCCAAGCTCGACATAAGAGCCATGGTCTGAGTTCGTGAAGACTTCTCCGATTGCTCGGTCACCTTCCATCTTAGCCCTTACTTTAATACTGTTTATCAGCTCACCATCATTTACTGGCGCTCTGAGTTTAGCTTCTGCTTGGACTACGTTTTTACACGCATTCAAAACCGCACGTCTGACGATATCATCGCCTACTTGTTTGCTTGCCAGTTTACGGCATTTAGCAATTAAACTATCTGCTCCGATTAAATCTGACACGTTCTAACTCCAATACTTGATGTCGGCTATACACTTTCTTTGAGATAACCCGATGCGTGACTTCTGTCTCGCTCTCGATACAAACACCATCTTTCACATTGATATCTGCATCTTTGCTCGCATTCGCATTTAGGATATCATTCAAGCGTTCGCCATAAATTTCAGATTGTAGCTTGCTACTAGCTGGCCACAATTCCAAACGGACCCCTTTAACATCGTCCGTGTATCCTTCTTTAGCAATTCCCTCATCCGTCACGGTCTTCTTAAACCGTTTCATAGGATATAGCTTCAGTCTACTCTTTTTCAAAAACATGACCTGCCACCCTTGCTAATCTATGCATCCGAATGCGCTGTAGAACGCCCGTAGACAGTCCGTTTTCTCCGTAGGTAACAGAGATACCACCTTCACTTCTAGATTGCTCTCCTTCACTTCCTGAGCGATTGTAGAGCTCGATTACAAGTTCAGGGATAAGTCTTTCAAGTGCGGGTGTTAGATTGTCCCGATTAGTTTCTGATAAAATGATATTTTCTGCCCGTAAAATCAAAGACGAGAGGACTGTTTCGTCACTCTCGCCTGTCAACATTTTTAGTTTTTCAAGTTCCATAAGACCTCCTAATCTAAAGGAGTCGTCTCGTCTCCTTGTGCATCGGTTTCTTCTTCGTCAATGACTTCAACTACATCTGCAATATCGACCGAGAACCCTTCTTCAAGATTGTGAGACAGTTCGTCGAAGCGTTCTTCTGTCATCTCAAAGATATCATTCTCTTGTCGAACTATATTCGCTTGCCAATCATTGAACGCTTGCTTGACTCTGACTTTCATAGGTCAGACCTTATTTCTTAATTTCAGCAAGCACGACTTTTGAATCGTCTGAAACAGCCACTGTGTAGAACTCGTCAATTGAGATTTCAGTAGTACGTTTCAATGACTTACGGTCTACTTCGACGTTTGGATCACGTTTAAGGTAGACTGTCAATGCTGCAGTATCTTTTTCAGTTTCGTCATCGTGAGTAAGTTTGATAATTGGGCAAGTGTAGAATGCGCTAGTTGTATCGAGTGCAACCTTTTTAGTAGGTACGATGCGAGTATTAGCGATTGTACCAATTTCACCAGTCATTACAACTTGGTTTGGATATTTATCCGCTGAGATAAAATTAGGGTCTTTACGAAGAGTTGTAACTTGTTTCGGATTGACAAACATTACTTTTTCAGTATTGACTTCTTCTTCAAACAAATCAATAGCGTCTACGATTACATCATAGCTGATTGCTTTTGTTTTAGAATCATGTTTACGAGTGTTTGTTTTCAAAAGAGCGTCAATTGCATCGTTATCGATTTTAGATGCAATAGAAAGTGCGAGTTGGTTTTCTGCGTTTCCTACTGGGTCACCATAACCAGAGAGGACAGCTTCATCTGTCAATTCAACGGCTTTCATTGCTTTCTTGATTGTGGCAGTCTTAGTAGATGTACCAAGAACTACAACGCCGGCTTCTACGCCTTCGTTTACATCTTCAGCATCGCCAATGTAAGTGTAAGATGGTACTGTGATTGTGTTTCCTGGCACGCCTTGAAGCGTACGATCGATTGTTGCAAATGGAATCACTTGCAATTTCTTTGGTAGTTTAGCTGCAATCATATCTCCCATTACTTCAGGATTTACGAGATTTGCAATTTTAGTTTGTGGCATGTTTTAAATTCCCCTTTTTATTTAATTTAAAAACGAGTTATACAATTCAGGATTTGACTGTTTCAACGCAGCCTTTTCTGTATGACTCATTTGGAAAAATTGAGCTCTTGAAAGCCCTGCTGATTGTTGTGGCGCAGTCTTGATAGGTGCGCTACCTTTCATGCGGTCAGATACACCTTTTTGGACTGCATCCTCCCACGTTTTCTGAATGCTTGCGACTGATTCAGTCACAGCTTCAGCGTTTGACAAATCAACCACGTTTACCAATTCAACTGGTAAGCCACGTTCACTTAGCATTGCCTTAGCTTCTGCGGTCAATTCTTTACGAGCAATAGCTTGTTCACGATTGGCCAATTCTTGCTCACGCTGATCCAACTGATATTTCTGTTTTTCGTCAGCGTTCATCTTTGCAAGTTTCTTAGCTTCGTTTTCCTTGGCTTCTTGCTCTGATTTCCACTTAGCAAACTTTTTGTTGATGATTTCATCAACGTCTGCATCTGTGTACTTTTTCTCGTCTTGCGGTTGGGTTTCGATAGTAGGTTCTGCAGTTACCTCTTGTACTTCAACCGTTTCGACTGTTTGTGTTTCTTCGTTCATTACGAACCTCCTATTTTTAGAGTCGTCCCCGACTATATAATTCCATGGCTTTTAATGTCTTCAATGCTCGGACAATATAAAAACCGTATAGGTTATATACGGTTAGAAATACGATATTAAACAGCAGTCTGTTCCTGCCAGTCAAGATGTCGGATCACCTACTTTCTATTTTTAAGCTCTTTGTTTAAGTTTTTCATAAACAAAAAGATAAAAGATACAAGTGGTAGAAATACCAACCACCCTAGGGCAATCAACACCCATTCCCAAATAAACATATTTTTACTCCTTTCTGAGCACGAAAAAAGCACTTAGATTTCTCTAGGTGCTTAATAATATAATTGCAACAATGTGTCAAAATCATCTTCAAAGACATTTTGACTATTTTGTTTTATTTGTTCAATAATTTTATCCTTTGTTTCTCTGTCTAAAGGTAGTGCTTCAAGCGCTTCTTCTTTTACTAAGAACTCACCATTTTCTCCCTGGAATTCTTTCGTAATTCTTCTAATTTGGCTCTCAAAATCGATAGATTGAAGCGCTTCGTCGTCAATGTTATCTTCAATTGCATCCAGCAACAAACTAATTGAAATTTTAATCATCTTTAAGCACTCCTAACTTACTGCGATTATAAATAACTGTATACAATCCATCATTATGTATTGCTTTATAACCATCATAACCATGTAGAACAGCAAAAACATCTGCATTAGAATCATTTATTCCTATTTGACTCATCAAAAAATGGTAATATTCATATAATTCATTGTCGTCGTCTATTTTTTTCAACCAAGTGTGTTTCTCTTTTTTATAAAGTTCGTCAGTTAAGAAATTAAAATCAGAAGGATCATAAAAAGCTTTGAACAGTAGTGGATTTGTTCCCTTATTAGCATATCTCTCGGCAACGAAATGACTTCCAAAATATAGACCACGACCGTGGGCAGATTTTAATCTGCCACTTAGGTCTAATTTACCATTTCTGAAATTATCCTTTAAGGTTTTTGATTTTATTTCTCCGGATTTACTGTCCCTTACACCGCGATATATAACCTCTAATCCAACGACATCGTTTTCGTTAAGAATCTTAGGTTTCCTATCATAGCCAACTTGTTTGTATAAGAACCTTATAAATTTAGATTTCTCATCATCATATGGTTCAGATTGATCAACCAACTTTTTATTTGCGAATAATTCTAAAATATTTTTACCAGTTTCTTTTTCATACTCTTCAGAAACTGCCTTCAATCTTTTAGATATGTTTAATATTCTTTCTTTGTCACCTATATTATCCTCCGATAATGGATAAAAGTCAAATGTTTTTATATCGTTTTTTAATTCCTTAACATTACCCTTTTTATCCTCTTTTGCAACGTATTTATCATACCATTCCTCATAACTCATATCAGCAGGTACGTACTCGACTTCGCCTGTTTCAGGATTTCTAGCCCTGCGTTCAAGCTTGCTGTAGTCGATATCATCATCGTGTGCGATAGTCGTAGACCTACACCAAGGATGCAGAGGCGGATAGTTCACACCAGGTGTAGCCTCATCTGTATTGTAGACCTTGTTGTCGTGTTGTTGGCAGATATGCGATGTCCGTTTATCCAACACAGCTACGAATTTATACTTTGTAATCTCGGCATCTTCATAGCTAAGCAGTTCCATTTGATTATGAAAGAACGCTGACTCCGTCCTAACCAAGCGCCTAGCTTTATTTTGACCAACCTCAAAACGTTTAGCGATTGCTTGAGATGTATCTCTTACGCTCCGACCAGTCATGAGGCTTACTAAAAGCTCGTCTTTCACGCTTGAAGCAAGTGCCCCAGTATTTGACCATATTCTGTCCGAATAAGCTTCTCCTGTCCATTTTAGACCTTGTAGACGTTTGATTTCTGTTTCAGGTAAGTAGGAGAAGCTATAAGCAAGTCCTGTTTGTTGCTGCAAGTCAAAGGTAGCCTTGTAGTAGCTATCCTTCATCAAGTCGCTATAAAAGGCATCTGAGCCTTTCTTCTCAGAACGATAGATAGACTCACGCATACGGTCTAAATCGTCGTTCAAACGTTCTAAACGCTTCATGCGATAAGCGTAAGCCGGACTGTCTAAATCAGCAAGTAATCGTTGAATATTCGGGTCGTCCGGTCTTGCTTCAAGAACTTTGCGAAGTTCATTCAGGTCTTTCTGGTCCTTCATGTTTTTTAATACATGACGAGCATCACGCTCACTCAAACCATAATCACGCTGGAACTTATCAAAGACTTTGTTGATTTGCTTGTCTAAATAAGCTTTTGACTCTTTGTAGACCTTATCAAACTTATCAGCTTGCTTCTCAGCCTTATCCATCTGCTCATAGATGAGATTAGCCTTCCTCTTGGTCCAATAGTCCTGGTTCTTCATCCGTCACCTCTTCGTCTGGCTTCGTGTTTACCTGGTTAAAGAATGGCACACGTTCCATGTTCTTTTCTTTTTCTTCCTCGAGGTCTTCCAATTCAGCATCAGGATCTTCAACGAATGGCAAGAGAGAAATAAGCTGACGAAGTGACACCTTACCTTCAAGATTATTGATAACCTGTGACAATTCAAGCAAGTTCTTAGGCAATCCACGGCTAAACTGCGGCACGATTGAATGCGCCTCAAGAGCGATCTGTTGCATACCCAAGTAATGTGCGAAGATAGCAATACGTTGACGAATACCACGTTTGTAATTCGCTTCCTTGGTCTTAGTAATCATCTCAAGACCTAGCAGCTTAAATTCCATGGCTACGCCCGAGCTATTCCCTGCAAAGTTTTCATCTGTCAAATTCGGCACATGGCTAAATGTGTAGATGTCTTCTTTCAAAGCCTTACGCAAGATTTCAGTAGCATTCTCGTCCAGAGCATTCTTCAAGAAATCAGCCTTGGCATCTGTCGGCAACTCCAAAAGTCCTTCTTCAGCAAGAATGCTCATTGCTTCTCTGGCGTCTTCTGGGTCGTCTGCTAACTGCGCGCCGTACAGTACGAGAATAGACTCGACTGCTTGCTCTTTATCGTTGACACGGTTACCCATCAACGAATTGTAAGCATCAATCAAGCTAATTTGTTGCTCGTAATCACCAATAGCAAAATGATTGTTTCGGTATTCGATAATCGGAACCTGACCAAGATTATGCGGTTCTACTTGTTCATGCTGTGTGGTTCCTGTACTTGAATCCCGCAGCACAATGTGATAGTGCAAGTTTTGAGTGAAGACCTCTGCTTGATACTTAGTAGCATCCTTTGTATCATCCTTAATTTCGTAGTAGTAGACCGCAAAGAGAACCTTGCGTTCGATACTATCATCGTAAACCAGGAATACATTCTCAGGATCTACGCTAGTCGAATCAAGTTCAGTCAGTCCTTCTTTTGCATAGATGTACTCGTAGGCACGTCCATAGATAGACATGTTCAATGCATTCTGTGTATCTACCTGGTCAATCTCAGCACCGTCGAATGCTACAAGCAAGGATTCAATATCACCTTCAGCAGTGTTATTGTACTTAATAGCGTTCCCCATGAAGTAACCTGTTGCCGTGTCTGCTATATCCTTCGCATGATTGGCTACTGTTTTAAAGTTCGGGGCATTCTTGTTTCGTCGCTCATGCTTCAAAATAGCATGGTCACCCATGTAGTAGCTTTTAAGTTTTTTCAAGCGCTGGCGTTCTTGTGTGTGTTTTTGAATCAGCTTATAAATCAATTCTTTGTTCAAAGCTGTTTCGTCATATCCTTCTCGTGGATAAGTTAAAATCTGATACATTTAATTCCTTTCTATAAGCCATAATCTGACCGTCTGCGGACAGTAGCTTTAACACCTTCAATACATTGAAGACTATATCGCAATGCGTCCATCAAGTGATTGTTCTTATCTTCTGGCTTGTTCAACCAATTACCTTCTTTATCCCGCTGGTAGCAGTAACTGTAAAATTCATCCATGATATGTTCACAACTCGGATGCACATAAATAGCGTATCCTTGTAACTTGGACACGCCTGCCATGATACTATCCTTACCTTTCCTACTTTCTTTTATTCGAGATATACCATGCTCTGACCTAAGTTCTTCAATCAGTCGAGACTCTGCGCTATCTGCGATGATTGTCGAACGATGATATCCTTTGTCTTTTATCATCTTAGCGACTTCCTTGGTTATAAGACCGACTTTGTACGCTTCATCAAAGATGTGTATTTCTTTAGCTGTGTCGTTTATGAGCGAACAACACAAAGCAGTTGGATCGTGAGTGAAACCAAAGTCAAGCCCGATACACAACTTGTTATCAGGGTTTTGTAGCAACTCGTCTTTGTCGAATTGCTTGACAGTCACGTTGTTGTAAATTAGACCCTCAGCCACACCCCACTCGCCGTCGCAGACGATTCTCGCACGCCTTGGATTTGTGTGATACAAATCCTCATAACGCTTGATATCGACTTCGTCCAGCCACTCGTTGCATCGATAAGTAGTCGTCATCGAAAGTGTGTCAGCTCGTCTAGTCTCTTCGTCAAAAAAGACACGCTTGAGCCAATGCCTTTCGTTCCACGGGTTGAACGTGACCGTGATTTGTTTAAAGAAATCAGGCACGTCTAAACTACCACGAATAGACTCGACTACTGTACTGAACTTGTCTTCAGTTTCGATTTGATACGCTTCCTCGAACCATGCCCAGCAAAGAATGCCGACATCGACCGTGATAGATGTGATTTTAAGTTCATCATCTAAACCACGAAAGAGAATCTTCTGCCCTGTCTCTTTGACTGTTATTTCAGGCAATGACTCATTGAATTTAAACTTATGAGCGACTTTCAGTTGGTTAGCTGCCCACTTGAAATCCGTGTAAGTCGATTGCTTGTTCGTATTTGAGTATCTACGAATAACAAGTAAATTCGCCCAGGGATATTTCAAAATGCGAGTAACATAATTCAAGGCAGTCGTCTTTGACTTCTTCGAACCACGGGATCCCTTTACAACTCGATAAAGATTTCTCGAACGCCAGAACTGACCGTATCCGCTACCTACCATCTTCGGTAGATCTACTACGATATCGTTCTGTTTAATCTGGTATGTCTGACTCATTCGCAAACACCACCGTTCCA